AAAGCGGCCATTGATTATTTCAAACTCATCAGGCGATTCAAAGGCAATGGATTGAAAAATTTCACAGTGATAATCGATATCAATAATCGGTTCATTTAAAAATCTGCTTGTCCACCAGCGTTGATCATCCTCTGAGTGCGATGGTTTATTTTCATCAAACAAATCCAAGAAATAGTGAATGTTGCCTGTAATGCCACCACTATTTGGGTAAATCCAGCGTGAAGCGGCCCTAAATTGTGGCGATGGTGCCATCGTGGTGATTTCGGTAGATAAATGAGCATCAGGCCAACAGTTTTTTTCACCGCTGATTAAAATACCTTCAATCATTTGAATATTGCCGTGCAGAAAATACGTGTCGTGGGCATCCGTAAAGAGAAAATGCGTGTAGCCTTCGAGCGTTTTGAGGTATTTGTATAGCTCAATGATCTTGGTTCCGTAGCCTTTCCACGGTGCCACAATGATGTGATAGTCAATTTTATGGCGGTCCATGCTTGCTTTGAGCTTGGCAAGGCCCGGATGTTCGGGTTGATTGGTGTAGGTGACGACTTTCAGTTTCATAACTTCTGGTATATGGCTTTTTTGTTTCCTTTTTCGATCAGTTTGAAGTGCGGAAACAGGCGCTTTTCGATTTCGTCATGGTTATAGAAGCCCACCACATCATCAAAAGCAAAGACGGAGCCCGGCACGCTGCGCATCCAAAAGAAATCAATCTGTTTTAAGATTTCGGGCACGATATGACCGGCATCGAAATGCACAAAGCTGTATTGGTTGATGATGGCTTTATTTTCGCGGTAAACGGGCACTCCATCGGCAAAGCGTTGAAAAAATTCGGAGTCTTCCAGATTAAAAAAGATGAAGTGCACGTTTTTATCGTTAGCATAGGGATAAATGTTGGCCATGCACGTGTTGCGCATCTGATTGGTGTAATCAATGCGCACTTTGAGTCCATTGTCGTGGGCGTTGTATTCAATATTCCCATAAGGATCTACAGCGATGTGCGTTTTATGCGGAGCATGTTGCGCCAGCGCATCGATGATGTGTTTGCTGCCACCACCAAGGCGAAGGCCAAGCTCGCAGGTAAGGCCATCCACGTTGGCGCTGAGGGCGATGCCACGGATGAGCATGTGATATTCTGCGGAGTCTCCGGGTAGGTTTATCATTTTTTAACGTAGGTAATGGTTTCAAAATCCGATATTACTGATAGCATATTTTTGCGATGGCGATCTTTGAGCAATTGATTGAACGCCCGATCGCGATCGGCACGTTGATGACATTCGCGTGATACCGCCACTAGGTTTTCAACCAGGTTGAGCTTATTTTTGGCGATGCTGCGCGATTCCAGATGATGGATGTCGGTGCTTTGTTTTCCGCATCCGCACTCGCAGGGAATCCAGTCACTGATGTCGTAGCCGAAATATTTCATGTAAGCTTTGGTATAGCTTTTCATTTGTAATCGGCTTCTACATACAAACTCCTTACTCCGCGCTGAAAATCCTGTGCAATTTGTTGGTGGTATTGCATGTCTTCACCGGCAACGCGGTTTTTCCAGTCGGTGTACTCCGTGCCACCCGGATCAATGTGATGAATTTCGATTTGTGGAATGAACACGTTTTTAAATCCGGCCAACGAGCTGCGTAAACTCATGTACACATCATCAAAACCATATAAACGCGGTTGCCACAGGTAGCCGATTTTGTTCATGAGTGCGCTGCTGAACATTTGGCAGGTGCCCATCACGTGCGCCACCTGCTCGCCCACCAGCCAACGCTGGCCGGGTGTGTGTGGCAACTGATACAGTAAACTTTTAAGATGACCGGGCGCATCGGGTTTTTCTCCGCAGTCTTTACGCTTGAGGCCGATGATACCAATGAATGGATCGCGCTGCAGGTATTCTTCCATTAGTTCTACCCATCCGCTCTGGTGGATCACCACATCATTGTCCATCTTAATGCAATTTTCAAACGGCTCGCGCTGGCTGTGTGCCTGATTGATGGCGCGGGCTGTGCCTACGTTTTCTTTGTTGTAGATGATTTGGAAGTTGCCTTCAAAGTGATCTTTGTATTCAAAAATAAATTTGTGAAACATCATTTTTGTTTCCATGCAGCTGTTGTTGTCGATGACGATCAGTCGGTGCTTGTTGAAGTTGACGGTGTTGACAAGTGAGATCAAAGTCTTTCGGGTCATTTCGGTGCGGCCGGAGTTTTTTTGATCGTAGACAGACATTGCGATGAGGGCCATGAGGGAGTTGAAAGTTTAAAGTGAAAAGTTTAAAGTTGTAATAGGTCTTTGATGATGGCGGCACGTTGTTGATTTACGTGGCTCAGCAGTAGGTTTTGTTTGATGTAATCCCAGCTGGATTGCCACATAGCCGCATAATCATGCGGCTGCACCAGATGCGCCTGATATTCGGATTGATCTTTATAGGTGATCATGCCTGGGCGTTTCCATTCGGTCCAATCGGGTGCGATGGTAACGGCACCGGCATAGGTGGCTTCGATCCACGCGATGTTGCTTTTGCATTCATTGAGCGCATTTTGAACCAATGGCACGTGCATCAATTTGGGTTTCATGGCCACCAGTTGTTGATGGTAGATGATCACATCTTGCGGTTCATGCACGGCAATTTTTTCCGTGAGGCGATATTCATCCACGAGGTTGGTAATGGTGAACGGGTTAAAGCCCATAAAGTGCCATTTGTATGGCGTGGCTGCCATGGCCTGTAAAATTTCGGGTGTGAAGTATACCAGATCGGCTACGTGCGTTTCGGAGCCGCGCCACACGACTGCGTTGCTGTCATGGTTAAACGATGGCGTGCGTGTGAACAGATCATCATTGAGTGCGTTGGGCACTACGCAAATATTTTTTAAACCTAGCTGCTGATTAAAAAAATCATGCAACGGCTGTGTGCTCACGCTGATGACATCGGCACACTGCAGCGTTTGGATCATGATCTGTTTTACCTGTGGTGTAAAGTTGAAAAAGCTGCGGCTTTCGTTGGGTAGCTGAAACAGGTTATCGTCATAATCTACCCACACTTTGATGCCAAGGTTTTTGACATACTGAGCCAGCTTGAGCATGTCGGGCGAGTAAGGGCGCTGGATGAAAAGTATATCGATGCCACCAAGATCGGCCCAGGTCCAGCTGCGCTGACTGGTGAAGTCGATCAGGTCCAGCTCGCGGCCCATGATACGGTTAAGGTTGTGCATGACACCCCAAGAACGGTAGAATGATGTGGAGTCGTGTTTTGTTGGTGAGTGGATGAGGAGTTTGATCATGGGTTATTTTTTAATTACTTCATAAAATCCTGCATAGTCTGCACATACACTAAGTAGATCAATAAAATCATCTACCTCTGATTGAGTCATGTTTGATCGAGTAGTTTTAACCTTTACACGCTCTGACAATTGTATTTTTTTACCATCTACATCCCACTCATAGACTTTAAATTTCACAGCATAATTGTGCTCAATCATGCTATCTATCGTTAATTGATTTATCATATACTTACATAATCAACTCCAAAATCACCATCCTGCTCTGTAGCCTGGGCAGTCATCCACTCGGCAATGGCGTTTACTGTTGCTGCAGGACCGTCAACCTTATTTTTACTTTTATCCTTTGCTATGCGAATGTTGTTGTTGGCATCTTTGATGAGGGTAACGTTACCCATCATCCAGCGCATAACGGGATTTTTAAAATGTTCAATGTCTGCTTTGGTTACGAGGCGCTCAAACTCTTTGGTGGGCTCGCTGAGAAACGTGATCATTTGCACCAGTTCGTGGCATTCAAGGCCAGCACGCAGCAGGTCTTGTACAATACCATGCATGGCCAGCTTTCTGTCAAAGCCAATACTTTGCACGGCATAGTCCTGGCAGATGGTGAGGATGTCTTCCACCATCACATCAGGCTCGATCACGTTGCCCGGAGTAGTGCTGATAAAACCGGAGTTGATCCAATCGCGGTAGTCGTTTTTGTCGGGGTTCTCCACGGCATTATCGGCAGGCAGCCAGAAGAACGGCAGCAAACCAACTTTGCCTTTTACGTTGGGGAACAATAACACAAAGGCGTTTAAGTCGATACCCGATGCAATATCAAGACCACCGTAGCACAGTTGACCTTTCAGATCATCCACGGTGATGCCGTAGGTGTTCTTCATCCACTTTTTATCAGTGATCCATACGGATGAGCTGTCGGACCATTGATTGAGATTTTTGGTCATGAAGTTTACCAGCTGTGATGCACCTTTGGTGAGGGCATCGCTGTATTCTTCGCTGAGGTTTTTTAGAGTAACACATCCGGGCACACCGATAGATGGGTTTGCTTTTGCCCAGGTCTTGGGATCGGATTCTTTGTCGCCCGGATCTGCAGTGAAGATCAGCGCAAACTGAATGTCGTTTTTAATTTTTCCCGTAAGGATATCCACGCAACTTTGGCGCATGCGGTAGCATGGTTTTGTTTTGTCAAAGCCAGCGGTAGTGATTGTGAACATCAGCGGCTGCCTACGGTTTACCATCGATGACTTCACGTTGTTGAACATGGCATCATCTGGGTGAGCGTGGAACTCATCGCATACCGCAAAGTGAGTGCGGATACCATCTTGCGTGTGCGAGTCGGCAGATAGTGGTGCCAGCTTGCAATTTTCGGCAGTGAATACTACGCTGTTTTTTCCGATAACAATGGTTTCGCGCAGGTAGGACGACCGTTGACATATATGCTCAAGCATGTGCTTGGCATCGTCAAAGCAGATTTTGGCCTGGTCTTTCTTGGTAGCAAAGCTGTAGACTTCGGCCATGGATTCGCCATCCATGATCGCCATGATCACCATCAGTAGTGCGGCAAAAGCTGTCTTTCCGTTTTTCTTGGCTACCTCCACGTATGAGTATTTGAATCGTCTAAAACCTTGCTTGTCTTTCCAGCCGAATAAGCAGTACACAACAAATGACTGCCAGGGTGTAAGAATAAATTTCTGGCCTTTCAGTTCGCCACCGTAGTGCTCGAATGTTTCTGCACACCGAATTGCATGCAGGCCAGCTTTGGGGTCAAAAGAATAAAGAGACTTTTTTTTTTAAGATCGCTGAGGTGGCGCTTGATGGCCAGCTTCACGAGTTCACCGGCAACGATTTTGCCTGACATGACATCTGCGATATATTGTTCCGGTTTACTTAGTGCCATTCAATTTTTTCACCTTGCCTTCTCTCATCAATTCTTTGAATGGATCTTCATCAGTCTTTGGTGGCGCACCTACTTTTGTTCTGGATGCTGGATCAAATCCAAAGCGCCCGGCAATGCGTGATACAATGGCCGTGGCTTCATTCATTGCTTTTAGTTTTGGATGAATAACCTCATAACTATGGCCACCCTTATTTGTGATGGTAGTGGTATAACCTTCTTTTTTTAAACTTGCACTAAACTCTTTTATTAATTGAATATTGAAACAGTAAATTTCAAGTTGTGGAATATCAACCAACTCTAATGTATTTGCTTTTTTAATCTCTGGCAACAATGCGTACCACTCACGTATTGCAGCGGCTCCGAAATAATCAGGAGGATTTGGAATACCATCAACAGGAGTAAAAGCAACTTCATTTTCAGGCGCTCGATCCTTACGAAAAGTTCCTTCAAGTTTTTTAATTGCTGACGGTTTCTTTCTACTCATAAAAATCCCCTTTTGGGAAAACACTGACGGCACGCACAGACGAT